GCTGCCCGAGGGATCCCGAGCTGCCCGAGGGATCCTCGAGCTGCCCGAGGGATCCTCGAGCTGCCCGAGGGATCCTCGAGCTGCCCGAGGGATCGGCCCATGTGGTGTCCCTGGGAGCCTGTGGTGGCCTGTGGTGGCCCTGGGAGCCTGTGGTGTCCCTGGGAGCCTGTGGTGTCCCTGGGAGCCTGTGGTGACCTGTGGTGGCCCTGGGAGCCTGTGGTGACCTGTGGTGGCCCTGGGAGCCTGTGGTGACCTGTGGTGGCCCTGGGTCCAGACCGAGCGAATAGGGCGCAAAATGCACCCAATTTCCCGCACGCACGCACGCGTCTTGCGGCCAGGATTTCCTCCCAGGGGAAATCTCGCGGGCGCGGGATAACTACCTGCGCGCACGCGTCTTACGGCGGCTTCGAGGCGCCCCCCAGGGGGGACGGATCGGCAACCCACGTTATTAGAGGACCTGAGATTTTTCAGTGGAAACCTTCAGTCCCCCTCTAGTCCCCCTAGTCCAACAGCAGGGTCACCTTCAGCCCCGTGGGACTCCCGTTGACCGTGTCAACATCCACAGAGATCAACTGGTCATCCGTCAGATTCGTAGTGGCCAGCTCGATGGTGACATCGCTGGTCGTGCTAGTGGTCTCGTTGTTGTCGATGGTGAGCTTGTTGGCCCCGATAACCGAGGTTCCCCCTGCGTTCACATCGACAACCAGTGGTCCCCCGTTGGGACCGTTGTTCACTGAGGCCCTGATGCCGGTCAGAACGGCCGCGTAGGGCATCCTGAAGCTATACTTGTTGGTCCCTGAGGTCACTGTGGTCTCCTGAGGGAAGACCTCCATGATGATGGGGGGATGTGGATGCAGAGTTTCGTAGACGAACCCTGTCTCTGCATCGTTGACCTTCAGGTATTGACCAGCGGTCCCGTAGCTAGCAGGGGTATCCGACAGTCCCAGGAGGGTTGTGGCTCCTGAGGAGACCGAGACCCACTCCAGGTCGTAGCTGTTGTCTGACTTCTGCCTCAGGAACTTCCCGTTGTTCACGGCAGACTGGGCAGGGGTCTTGTTCAGGTCATGGAAGGAGATCAGACTAGGGGTGATCGACCCATTGATGTCCTCGAACCTAGTGGTGGCCGTGTCTGCATCATATTGCAGGAACTTGCCATCAGCGGTGCTGTAGTTATCCGGGGTGTCCGACAGGTTCAGGAGAGAGAGACCAAGCTCTGTTCCCTCTGCGAACTCCAGACCAGTGCCCCCTGAGTTCACCTGAACGAACTTATTGGCTGCTCCTGAGTAGTTCGCAGGGGTGTCATCCAGATCCGTGAAGTCATCCTTGACCGTAGGGATGGTCGGAGGAGAGATGAACTCCAGAGCAGTAGCTCCCGAGTTCATGGCCACGTACTGACCAGCGGTTCCCAAGGATCCTGGGCCGTCCGTCAGATCGACGAAGGCTGTAGTCCCTCCACCAGACACAGTCTGGAAGGTGAGACCATCAGCCCCAGCATTCACTGCCAAGACCTGTCCGGTGGTCCCGTAGCTACTAGGGGTGTCCCCTAGATTCAGGACAGTCAGCTCATCAATATCAATCCCTGAGGGACTAACCTTGGTTACCATAAGTTCTCCTTGGTTACCTATAGTTATCTATAGGTTATCTATAGATTACCTATAGTTATCTATAGGTCCCTATAGGTTCCTGTACTATGTTCCTTCTTTTTCTCCCCCCTATAGATAACCTCTAGTACTTGGGGTTCCTAAGGTATACTTAAGGTATAACTTATGAGGGGGCTCTTCCGGGAGAGAGACCTCTCCCAGAAGTAACTTCCGGTCCCGTCGGCCAGGGGGCAGAGTCCCTGACACCACGGTCAGACCAGATGTCGGGGACTACTCCATATGGGCAGCGATTTCCCTCTTGACTTCTGATGCTGTCCTCCGCAAGATTCTCCACATGGGCGGTGGACAGTTGTTCGAGGACGAAGATCCTCTGGACGGGCTGGATCTTAAATACCTTCAAGATCCGACCGAGGCGGACTTCAGGCCCCAGCAGTTGATCGGGAACCGCTACTACTCCAAGAAGCGGACCCTGTGCTCTGCTGGGTGTGGTCGTCCTGTGTCGGTCTACCGCTACAAGAACCGCACAGGGGAGCTACGGAAGACCTGCGGCAGTTCGGAGTGTCTCCACAAGATCACCGCGAACCGCAAGGGACGCCACGACCGCCAGGGTCCCAAGCGTCGAGCAGACTACGGCACGGTCCTACCGGATGACGAGCCGTTCTTGGAGACCGAGATCACTACCAGTGAGATCAAGCGGATCATCAACGAGGCAGACCGCAAGACCTGGGGGCTCTGATGGACCAAGTCAACCACGAACGTCTGATGGCCGACCAGGGTCGCCAACGGGAGCAGCGGAAGAACCACAAGTATCGAGAGCGAGGGATCGAATCTCAGACGGTCGGCAGCAAGAAGATCATCAAGCATCTGACCAACGTCTTGGCCGAGAAGATCCAAGAGTTCCGCGAGGATGCTCTGAGACGGCCTGGGAGACGCCACAAGGCACTTTTAGCCTTCAAGGGTATCCCAGATAGGGTAATTGCCGTTCTGGCCTTACAGACGATCCTAGACGCTCTCAGCAAGCATCGGGCTTACACGAAGACTGCGGGGATGATCGGACGGCGTCTAGAGGACGAGGTTCGCTACACCAGCTTCGAGCAGCAGCACCGGGGTGGCTTCAGTGCTGCCTTGGACCGAACCTCGGACTTCTCAGGCTACGAGAAGAAGCGCAGGCACATCCTGAAGGCCATGAGCATCCATGGTCTGGAGATCCCGTCGTGGTCTGAGGATACCAGGGTCTCTGCGGGGGTCGTGTTGCTGGAGATCATCGCTGAGAACTTCGAGTTGATCGAGGTCTTTGCGGTCAACAACAAGAACAAGAAGGAGCTACGGATCCGTCCGGCCTCTCTGGACTACATCGAGGCTCTGAACGACCTGTCGGCGGACCGGATGCCCCTCTACATGCCCTTTGTAGAGGAGCCTCTGGACTGGATCGACCCGATCAGCGGGGGTTTCCACACCCTGAACGTCTACAGCACAGCCTTGGTCAAGACATCAGACCGAGACTACCTCAAGAGCGTGACAAATGCGGACATGCCTGATGTTTACAACAGCATCAACATGCTCCAGAGGACTCCTTGGAGGCTGAATGGTCCGATCTACGAGATGTTTGACTACCTCTGGACGGAATCCTTGCCTGCCAGGGGTCTACCGATCCGTGAGGACCTCACGGTCCCCCCTCGACCGGCCAACATCGCTACGGATGAGGAGGCCCGCAAGGAGTGGCGGAAGAAAGCTCGGTCGGTCCACGACACGAACCACCGTCGGGGCTCTGAGAGGCTGGCCTGCCGCAGGCTCCATTGGGTCTGCCAGCAGTTCTTGGATCGCAAGTTCTGGTTCTGTCACCAGCTTGACTGGCGGGGACGGGCTTACCCGGTCACCTACTACCTGAGTCCCCAGGGGTCCGACTACGTCAAGGCTCTCCTGACGTTCGCCTCGGGTGCTCCTGTGGAATCTGTGTCGGCCAAGAGAGCCCATGCGGTCCATGGGGCCAACATGTGGGGCATGGACAAGATGACCTTCGAGGATCGGGTCACTTGGGTCCAAGACCATGAGGCATGGCTCCGAAGCATCGCCCAGGATCCCTTGGACTGTCGGGATTGGGAGGGAGCCGCATCTCCTTGGCAGTTCTTGGCCTGGGCGATCGACCATGTAGCCATCCTAGACAACCCGCTGCATGTGTCCACCCTCCCGATCCAGCAGGACGCTACGCAGTCAGGCATCCAGATTTACTCTCTACTGCTTAGAGACACTGGTGGAGCGAAAGCTACGAACGTCATACCGTCAGAGAAACCGCAGGATCTCTACGGGCTGGTCGCTACCGAGCTAGAGAACAAGTTGTTGGCCGTCTCCAAGTCTGACTCCCCCAACGCCCGGATGGCCAAGGCGTGGCTTGAGTTCGGCATTGATCGGAAGTGCTGCAAGAGACCTGTGATGACTCGGGTCTACAACGCGACCCGCCACAGTGCCCGCAACTACGTCCAAGAGTGGGCAGAGGAGAAGCAGCAGGAGACCGGCAGATTGATCCCCCGCAAGGAGAACGAGGATGAGAAACCCTTTTGGTTCCTCACACAGGCTCTGTGGGACTCCATGTCTTCTATCATCTCTTCCACGACTCGGGGGCAAGACTGGTTTAGCCAAGTCGCTTCTCTCTTTGCCGACAGGAGCTTGCCCATCTTGTGGACGAACCCCTTGGGGATGCCCATCAAGCAGTGGTATAGCGACTACAGCAGCTACTGTGTCCGCACCCGTATTGGAGAGAAGTTCCGACAGGTCGGCCTGAGGTCTTCTACAGGCAAAGTGGACCGCAGAAAGATGCGCTCCGCGTTCGCTCCCAACTTTGTCCACAGCTTGGACGCTGCGGCCATGATGAGGACTATGGTCTTAGCGAAGGATCTTGGGGTCCAGAACGTGTCATGTAACCACGACTCGTTTGCGTCTGTTGCTGCTGATAGCCCTGCATTGGCTGAAGCAACTAGAAAGTCCTTTTATGAGTTGTTCTCCAACGATGTCCTTGCTAATTTGCAAGCAGAGTTGGTGAGACAGCTACCTTACGATGCTGTGCTTCCTGATCTCCCGGGATACGGAGACCTGGATGTTTCTATGGTTCTGAAGTCACCATACTTTTTTAGCTAATATGCAAAACCAACCTCGGTTTACGTCCCCTGTGGGGGTTCTTGGTTTCCCTTCGGCTATCCATGAGCCGGACAGCAAGTTCGCTGATGACACGGACCCCAACGATCTGGGGGACTACAAGGCTCGTCTCTATCTGGAGGGAGAGGACGCCAAGGCTTTCGAGAAGACGTTGGCCGACATCTGGGAAGAGTTCTACGCCGAAGCTCTGAAGGAAAGCGGCAAGAAGTCGCTGAAGGTGGACCCCGACCTCCTGCCGTGCTTCGAGGAAGTGGATGACGACGATGAGCCCACAGGTCGCTTGGGTTTCCGCTTCAAGCTCAAGGCTCGGGTCAAGAAGCGTGACGGGACGTATTTCGACCAGCGCCCCAAGGTCTTCGATACGTCCAACCAGTTGATCCGTGAGGTGCCCAACATTGGTGTGGGTTCCCAGGTCAAGATCGCTGGGCGCTGCAAGCTCTGGAGGAACCCCAGCAAGATCGGGATGACCCTGTGGCTGGAGGGTGTTCAACTCCACAAGTTGGTTGAGGGCGGACAAGGGTCCAGCGCAGATACCTTCGGTTTCACCGGGGAGGCCAACGGCTTCACCGATGAGTCGTCGGGGTCTGACTTCTGATGATTGAGTTGCGGCTTCCAGTGAATCCGGTGCCGTGCCCCCGTCCACGGATGACCCGTGCGGGGCGGATTTACTATCCTAGAACCTACAACAAGTTTAAGAGGGAAGTCGCAACTGTTCTGCCCGGTTGTCTTTTTGATGCCGGGCTACACCGAAAGCTGGAGGGGCCGCTGTTGGTCAAGGTGGCTCTTCTGGTTCAGCGTCCAAAGCAGACAAAGCTGAGTTATCCGATGCCGGATATAGATAACTACTGCAAGTCTGTTTTGGACGCACTTAATGGATACGCTTGGACTGATGACACCCAAGTAGTCGAACTGGAAGCCACCAAGTCTTGGAACGATCCTGGTGAGCCTGGAGAGATCCAAGTCATCATTGAAGCTCTACATGCCTGAGTCCCAGCTTCTCCATAAGGGTCCCTGCATTGCTTGCCAGAGCAGTGACGCCTGTGCGGTCTACGATGACGGACACGCTTACTGCTTTAGCTGCAACACGCACTTCCCTGGATCTGAGGAACCTGCGGAAGCAAAGCCAGAGAAGAAAACAGCAGCGGGACTACTTAAGGTTATCTACAGCGCGATCCCCAAGAGAAAGATCAGCCTAGATGTAGCCCGTAGCAACGGGTATGGGACAGCCAAGTGGAACGGGCAGGCTGTTCAGGTTGCAGAATACTGCAACGACAAGGGTGAGGTCGTTGCGCAAAAGGTCAAGACAGCGGACAAGCGGTTCACCATCTTGGGTGACGCGAAGCAGATGCGCCTGTGGCCCATGCATCGCTTCAAGCCGGGTGGCAAGCGGCTGCTGATTACTGAGGGAGAGACGGACCTTCTGGCATGGCAGAGCCTGCCGAGCCAACAGAACCGCTGGCCCGCAGTGTCAGTCCCTAACGGGGCTCCAGCAGCCCGCAAGGCTATCGCCAAGTGCTTGGACTTTGTGGAGTCCTTTGAGGAGGTAGTCCTCTGCTTTGACAACGACGAGGCTGGTCGTGCGGCTGTAGACGATGTCTGCAACCTACTGACCCCTGGCAAGGTCAAGGTCATGCAGTTGCCAGTCGGCTGCAAGGACATCTGTGAGGCCGTGCAGAACGGCGAGTCTGCTGCGCTGCAAGAACTCTTCTGGGCTGCTAGCATGAAGCGCCCTGATGGCATCGTGGGCAGCGAGGAGATCCTAGAGGCTCTCCTGAAGAAGCCGGATCCAGGCGTGGAGTATCCCTGGGAGGGGTTGACTCACATGTTGCACGGGCTTCGCCGCAAGGAACTGGTGACGTTGACTGCGGGGACCGGCGTGGGCAAGTCGAGTGTCGCTGGTTTGATCGCGCACAGCTTGGTCAAGAAGGGCATCCGCATTGGCTACATCAGCTTGGAGGAGAGCCTAGCTCGAACGGCAGAGCGTCTGGTCAGCGCAGAACTAGGCAGGCCGTTGCACCTGAGTCGAGAGGGTGTGACAGATGAACTCCTAGAGTCTACGTGGCGGGGGGTCTTTGATGAGCAGGTTGTCATCTTCAATCACTTCGGCTCCATGGATGCCGAGGGACTGACGCAGCGTGTCAAGTATATGCGGGTGGCCGAGGGCGTAGACTTTGTCTTCGTCGATCACCTCAGCATCCTAGTGTCTGGCTGGGGGGATGGGGATGAGCGCCGTCTGATTGACAACGTGATGACAGAACTCCGTTCGATCTGTGAGCAGACCGGCGTGGGCATGGTTCTCATCAGTCATCTGCGGAGCCCCACTCAGGGAGAAAAGGCTCACGAGGAGGGGGGACGACCCAAACTAAACCAACTGAGGGGGTCTAAGGCTATCAGTCAGCTTTCTGATGCGGTCATTGCTATCCAGCGCGACCAGCAGGGAGATGACCCTCATACTAGCGAAGTTGTAGTTCTCAAGAACAGATTCAGTGGGCGCACGGGTCTGGCTTGTAAGCTGCGTTACGATGTCGATTCTGGTCTAATGCAAGAGGTCTCTGATGAACTTGAAGAAACTGAGTGTCCTTTCTAGTGCGATCTACTTTGATTTGGAGACTGATGGGCTTCTGGATGAAGTTACTAAGATTCATACGATCGGTATGTCTATTCCTGATGCTGCGGCTACGACAACCGGGCCAAGGCAAGATGCAATAGACCATGCTCTCGGGATGCTAGAGAGTGCTGATGTTATCATTGGCCACAACATCATCGGCTATGACATCCCGGTTATTCAGAAGCTGTATCCTGGTTGGAAGCCTAGCGGCTATGTGCTGGATACCACAGTCCTAGCCCGTCTGGCCTACCCGCACCTCAAGCAGATTGACTACACCCGCTCCCCCAACGGTCTACCCCGCAATCTCTACGGGAGTAACAGCCTAAAGGCTTGGGGGTTCCGTATCGGAGAACTGAAGGGCGACTACGGCTCCCAGCAGGGCGCATGGGACGCTTGGAGTGAAGAGATGGACACCTACTGCCGCCAGGATGTGGAGGTGACCAAGAAGCTCATGCAGCACCTGATGTCTTGCGATGTCAGCGACAAGGCCGCAGAAATGGAACTGCACCTGCAAGAGATCATCTGTCAGCAGGAGCGCCACGGGTTCTTGTTTGATGTAGAGGCCGCACAGAAGCTGACGGCTGCGTTGGGAGAACGGCGGGACGAGCTACTAGAAAAGTTGCAGGAGACCTTCCCCCCTAAGCCCGCGAAGTTGCTGGGACCCTATGGGAACCAAAAGGCTCGCATGGATCGGCTCTTGGAGAATGATGGGTATGATCCGATGTCTTGGATGTTCCCTGATGTCCGCAAGAGCCTAGAGTGGTTGGGCATCAGGTTTAAGTGGGAGAAAGAGCAGCCCTTCAACCCCAACAGTGAAAAGCAGATCATCGAGCGTCTGCAAGAGATGGGATGGGAGGCTAAGGAGTTTACAGACAAGGGCCAGCCAAAGATGGACGAGCCCATCTTGCTGGAAGCTGGGCGGGAGTTCCCTGAAGCCAAGCCCTTGGTTGAGTATTCGCTAGTGACCAAGCGACTCAGCCAGATTGCTGAGGGGCGCGGGGCTTGGTTGAAGATGGTGGGGGACGATGGGCGGATGCACGGTCGCTGCAACACCATGGGCACCATCACTTATCGCTTCACCCACAGCAGCCCCAACATGGCCCAAGTGCCGGGTGTCAGAGCACCATATGGAAAGGAGTGTCGTAGTTTCTTCCATGTTGCTCCTGGGTTC